GGATTCCGTAGATCACTATCTGAGTAGTGGGTTTTTTGGTTCGTATGTTGATATTGAAGGAGTCTATAGGACTGAATTTGATTTAATCAAAAGATATCGGGAAATGGCACTTCATCCCGAGTGTGATAGCGCAATTGAAGATATTGTAAATGAAGCAATCGTTAGCGATACCAACGATTCTCCCGTGCAAATTGAACTTTCAAATCTAAATGCAAGTGACGGCATTAAGAAGAAAATTAGAGAAGAGTTTAAGTATATTTTAGAACTTCTAGATTTTGATAAAAAATCTCACGAAATTTATAGAAATTGGTATATTGATGGAAGACTCTATTATCATAAGGTAATTGATCTCAAAAATCCAGAAGCAGGTATTCAAGAATTTAGATACATTGACGCAATGAAAATGCGTTATGTACGACAGGCAAAGAAAAAGGAAAGTGATAAGTATAAGATTTCATCAAGGACCGTTGATAATCCAATGGATTTTGAGTTCCCTGAAATTGAAGAATACTTTGTGTATAATCCAAAGATGACTTATCCAACAGGAACTCCTGCACCTGGAGCTCTTGGTGGTTCAAGTCAAGGAATCAAGATGTCAAAAGATTCCATTGCATATTGCACTTCTGGACTTGTAGATAGAAACAAGGGATCAACTCTTTCATATCTCCATAAGGCAATCAAGTCACTCAATCAATTGAGAATGATTGAAGATAGTCTTGTAATTTATAGACTTTCAAGAGCACCAGAAAGAAGAATTTTCTACATTGATGTTGGTAATCTTCCAAAGGTAAAGGCAGAGCAATATCTTCGTGATGTTATGATGAGATATCGTAACAAGCAAGTATATGATTCTGCAACCGGAGAAATTCGTGATGATAAGAAATTTATGTCTATGCTTGAGGACTTCTGGTTACCTCGTAGAGAAGGTGGTAGAGGAACAGAAATCACAACTCTTCCTGGTGGACAAAATCTTGGAGAAATCACTGACATTGAATATTTCAAAAAGAAACTATATCGTTCATTGAATGTTCCTCCATCAAGAATGGATGGTGAAGGTGGATTCAATCTTGGACGTTCATCAGAAATTCTACGTGACGAAGTTAAGTTCACTAAATTTGTTGCTCGTTTGAGAAAGAGATTCTCGGCAATGTTTAGTGATATGTTGAGAACTCAATTAATTCTCAAGAATATTATTACCCCTTCAGATTGGAATATTATGAATGAACACATCCAATACGATTTCCTTTATGATAATCACTTCTCCGAGCTCAAGGATGCCGAACTTCTGAATGAAAGATTGAATATGATTCAGGTTGCGGAACCATATGTTGGTAAATATTTTTCGCAAGATTATCTTCGTAGAAAAATTCTTCGTCAAACTGATCAAGAGATTATTGAACAGGATCAAATTATGAAAAAGGAAATTAAGGATGGTATTATTCCCGATCCAAATCAACCAATTGATCCAATGACAGGAGTTCCAATGGATCCAAATGCACCTCCTACACCTGGAATGGATTTAGGTAAACCAGTTATGGAACCAAATATTGATAGTCAAGGAAATGCAACTCAAGCAGATGGAAAAATTGCAGAAATTCCCAAGGGTGGGGAGATATAAATAGATTCAGTTCCAACTTAATGTATTAAAAAATGGATGATTTAATGGATATGATTGCCGCTGATCAGTCACCATCACAGATTAGCGATAAAATTAAAGACTTGCTATTCTCAAAATCGGCAGAAAGAATTGATGCTTTCCGTCCTATGGTAGCAAGTTCGGTATTTGGCGAAAATGAAGAATCCGAAGAAGAAGAATACGAGGAAGAAGGCGAAGAGTGATAGATAATGACGGGTCTATCAGACTTTTTTAAAATTATTCAGGAAGAAAAAAAGAATCAAGATAAAGAATTATATTCTCTTCTTGGTGAAGAATTTTCAACGGATAGTTTTATAGACAGTCTTTTTTCTTCAGCAAAAGAAGAGATAAAAAAAGAAAAAGTTATTGAAGAAAAAATAACAAAAATATTTGATGATATTATATCGAATAAGAATGAAGCAGTAGTAGAAGAAATAGATGAAGAAGGACAGGAAGAGGAAATAGAGAAAGAGGAAATTGTTCAAGAATCTTCCCAAGATGAATCTATCAATCAATATATTGATTTCTTAAAAGAAACTGATGTTATTGTTTTGAGTGTAAAAGAAATTACTGGTGGAAGTGGTGATGGAAAAATTGTTGCTTCACTGGATTATATTGAGAACTTGTAAAGTAATAAATAACTAATAAATGTATTATACGAGTAATGACGCATAGACCAGTTGGGGCAGGTGCCTCATTTGCATTTACAGCAGGAACCGCAACAACTTCAACAGCATTTTCAGTTCAGTCTGATACTTTGAGAGTAGTTGCTGTTGGTGCAGCTGCACACGTTGCAATTGCGGCAAGTCCAGCTACATCAGTAACTGATTACTACATTCCTTCGGGAACTGCTGTAACTCTTGCATTGACTAAGGCATCCAATAGAGTAGTTGGTGTTACCACCGGAACATCAACGATTCTAACCTTTGCAGAAGGTACTCAAGCACCATTTGGTGTTGGTGATTATATCAGTTTAACTGCAAATGGACAATCATATTATGATTTCTCTCATCAGAGAGTTGCATCAGTAGATACATCTTCTGGTGTAAGTGGATATTTCCAAAGTAGAATTACTGTGAGTTATAATTCAAGTGGAATTGTGACTGCCTTTGCACCAACTGATGCAACCGCAGTTATTTCACAAAAGATTGCTGCTTATGGAGCAGGTGGTGGTGGAACACTTTATTATCAACAAGTACAAATTACCAACCAAGCCTGATGAAACTCATTACCGAAGAAATCGAATCCGTAGAGTTTATCGTTGAAAATCGCAACGGTAAAAAATCACTTTATATTGAAGGCGTTTTCCTTCAAGGTGATATCTGCAATAGAAATAATAGAATGTATCCAATGGATACTCTCCGTCGTGAGGTTGGAAGATACGTTGAAAATCATATTCAAAGTGGAAGAGCTCTTGGAGAACTCGGACACCCAGATGGACCTACCGTCAATCTTGATAGAGTTTCCCATAAGATTGTTTCATTAAGAGAGAGTGGTTCAAACTTTATTGGTAAGGCAAAGATTCTTTCAACACCAATGGGTAAGATTGCAGAATCTCTTATTTCGGATGGCGTAAAACTTGGCGTTTCTTCCCGTGGACTTGGTTCAACAATTTTAACTCGTGAAGGATACAGTGTTGTTGGCGAAGACTTTATGCTTGCTACTGCTGCTGATATTGTTGCAGATCCTTCGGCACCTGATGCATTTGTATCGGGTATTATGGAAGGTAAGGAATGGGTATGGGATGGTGGTATTCTTCGTGAAAAGTATGCAGCAAAGACTTATGCAAGAATTAACACTCTTGTAGACCAAAAGAAACTTGATGAACAAAAATTAGATTTGTTCAATGATTTTCTCGCAAATCTTTAAATTATAAATAAATATAGATTTAATACAGGTAAATCGGAGAGTTCAAATGTCTCGTGGAGATCTACAAGAAATGGAAGTGGGCACTAAGCAATCCAGAACTGCTGTGAATGCGAATGCGAAAGCAGCAGATTCTATGCCAAAATTGTCTGGAAATTTGCCACCAGGGCAAACTGGTAGTTGGGAAGACCTTGGAGGTCCTACCCCAGAAAACTATAAGCCAGATGATGATTCGGCAAAACTAAAAACCCCAGGTGCAACACTCAAGCAAGTCAGAGATGTTGTAAACAAGGGTGCTAAGGCTGCCGATCCTATGAAAGGTATGAAGGAAGATTCTGACTATGATGAATCTCTTTTAGAAGAAGAGGGAAGAGAAAATGAAAATAGTACAAAAGATCAAGAAGAAGATAAAAGAGAATATGATAAGAATGGTAAAAAGAAACCTCCCAAATCTAAAGAAGATGATAAGGCTCAGGAAGATGCAATGGAAGAATCCTTCCAAATTGAAGATGATGTAAATGCTCTTCTTGGTGGAGAAGAACTCTCCGAACAATTCAAGGCAAAGGCAAAGACAATCTTTGAAGCTGCCCTAAAATCAAAAGTTGGCG